CCCTATTCCCGAACCAATTGAGGCAATACCCAACCCAGTTTCCTGTAATGCTCCACCTGTTGCAGATGCAGAAGCAGGTCGGATTAATGTATTGAGAAGAAAAGCACCTACAAGACCTAAAGCTAAATAGCTTCCAATCTTACCGATAACCATGCCTATTTAAAATAAGAATACTTATTAAGTCATTCTCTATTCTAAGAACTGAGAATGGCATTCAAATTAAAGACAGGTAAAACAGTAAACAAGATTCTAGCAGGTGCAGGTATTGCAGCCTTAGGAACCGTCATACTAGGTGCAGTTTCACCAGGAATGGCAAGTGGTACAGTTGGTAAAATAATTCCAGCAGCAGCAGCATTTGGTATTGGTGGTATCGAATCAGCAATAGGTGCAGTAGCCACTTCAATAATCGGTGCATCAACTGCAACATTCACAGGTTCTAACTCAATGGGTAACTTACAGGAGACGAGTCTATAATGGCTGTTCCAATTATGCGAAGTTATACGACCACAGGTGCAGCATTAAATATTTTTACACCTTCAACAGACGATATTACAGGACTTACGATACAACAATTAAATCAGAGTAATGAAATCCAGGATTGTGTTAATAATGGTGACCCACCAGGTGCAGCAGCATATCAAACAAACATACTAGTTAACGGAATCCAGAGTGGTGTTTCTAACTTCTCAATTGCCTCATCTGCTGCCTCAGCAGGTCGTGTGGTTTTTGGAAACATACCAATTTCAGTAGGCGGTGCATCGGGTGGAAAACAATTAAGCTTTTCATCTGCACAAGTTGCCACTGGTGGTGGTATTGCAGCATATTCATTTTTAATAAAATACGCAAATCTTTTCTAAGGTGGCTTAAATGCCCCAAATAATTCAAGGCTACCGTGTTACGGTAAAACCAAATGATACAACAGCCGAATCTACTTTTGTTTCTGACATTGTAGCAGCAGGTGCAGCAGCCACAACAATTCACTATCCAACATTATATCGAAGTATAGCAATTTCAGTTGCAATTAAAAATCAGGATGCAGCGAACGCCTGCACATTTTCAATAAACGGTCAGCCAGCTATATCTCTCAGTGCAGGTGCCGACCAAAACATAAACGGTCAAAATGTAGTAAGTGTGCAAGTGACACCTGGTGCAGCTGGCACAGTAGACCTACTGGCGCAAGTAACACCGATGTATCTTTCAACAGAACAAGCTCGATTTAATCGAGATAGGGGTTAAACAATGGGCTTTTCTGGTGGTGGGTCTAATGTCTTAAAACCACATAAACACAGTAATGCAGTACAGGATGGTTCGCCATTAAATATGAATAATGTTACTGAAGCATCATTAAGTGGTGGTGATATTGTTTACAGCGATGGAAATGCATTACAACGTTTGGCAATAGGAACCCCTGCACAACAACTTAAAGTAAATGCAGGTGCAACAGCACCCGAATATTTTACACCCAGTGCTGCTGCTTCAACGTGGGTAAAATTGGGTTCTACAACTTTAGGAGCTCCAGCACAATGGATGGATGTACAATGGGCATTGGCAGATGTAAAAGATTTTTTGAGAATTTATGTTTGGGCGCCTGCTGGTGCAGGAACCATTCGGCGTTACCTTTCTTTTTTTGACTCAGCAGGAAATGTAGATATTGGCTTAAACTATAATACTACTTTTTCAACAAACAACGGTGCATTAGGCAGTTCAGGAGCAAATAATGGCGTTAATGGGTATGATGGAAATGATGAAGCAGACTTCATAGATGTGAGTTGTTCGTTAGCAACTGAAGAAAAATTAACTCATACTATTTGCGTAAATAATGTTGCAGGTGTTGCAAATGCCACAACGGTGAGAGAGTGTTATGGAAAGTGGGCAGACACTACAAATGAAATTCGCGGAGTAAGAATTTGGAATACATCAGGTGCTGCAACTTATGCTGCTGGTGCATCTGTGCTGGTGTTAGGTACTGACCTGTAATGATAAAAAAAATAAAGAAAATTTTAAGATTTATTCTTTCAATTTTTTATAATAAGAAATAATTATTTGTTATCTTCTTGTGTTAGCAATAATTCTATGTTGATAAGTCGTTTATTCAGGTGTCTTAAATTCATTACCACAGTTTTTACAGTGGACAATTTCATGCCATCCTTTCCAACTTGATGCCCAATCTGTTCTTATGCTTTTACATTCTGCACATCTATGGTATTTTCTTTTTTGCATTTTAAATCACATTTTTTTTAGAACATTCTAAACAAATATCATTAAGACAGTTTTTAGCTAAATAGATTCTACATCTCCTGCATTTTTCTCTGGGGATAATTTCAGTTGTCAAGTTCTGCCTCACTCCATGCAGTCTCAACGAGTTTTTTTATTTCCCTATTAATTAAATTAGTTCGCCGTTTATCACTTCCTGCCATTATTTCATATTCTGACTCAATGAAAATAGTTATTGCATCTAAAGCATTATCATAAATATTCAAGATTCTAAGCCTTCTTCAATTCCTATTTGTTTAATACAATATTTTATTCCCCCACTTGCATTTTTTAGATTTAGTTTATGGGTTATGTGTTCTAATAAAGTCCAATATTCAGAGGGTAACGAAATTGTTTTAGCATAACGGGTTTCCTTAGTTCCTGCTTTCCGTCTACGTTCACGTTCTTGAGGCGTAACAAAATCAGGATTAAACATAATAATGCTAAGTCGTACTAGTATAAAAATAATATATATTAATAATTTTTGAGTAATACGTATCTCAGTCCCCTTTCTTTTTCACCCCAAGCCAATACCATATCCCCTAGGAACGTACCTACAGTGAGACTTTAATGATAAGTTCAAATAATCATTAGGTTAGTTAATGGTTTTTGTGAGCTTTTCTTGACATTAGTTAGGGTTGAAGCTAGGGTAAACAGGGTTAAAAGTAAGTAATATCTTAATAATTATGGCATGGAAGTTTTATCAGCAGCGCTTATCCTGGTGGCTTGTGTATCTGCAGGTGTTTCCTGTATGTTTATTGCTCGGAACCGTGGTGCTATTAACAAACACAGTAGGCAACGGATTAAGGATTATGAGGCTGACATTAAATATTTAGGTGAAATTAAAAAATCAGATGCTGCAGACTATAGGCAAGAGATTTTACGGCTTAAAGGAAGTATTAACAAAATGAAACAAGGAACCACAGTAACTGACACAGACATGAAGAACTCTGGTCTAGGTGACGTTATCATGCAGTTAATACCAAAGAAGTATAAAGGAATTGGAAGAGTCCTGGTTCCACAGGTTGAAGAAGCAGTTAAGAAAGACCCTGCTATAGTTGAACGAATTTATGAAAAAATCAAATCTGCTAACACAGCCAATAGTAAACAGACCCAACCTGGAGCTGAAACTCAAGCAGTATCTACCCTGTGACCTATGTGCTGATACTGTAACAGGTATACCTCATGGTATTGTAGGAACCGTAGATGCTCAGACCAATTCTAACAAGATAGACCCTATCTATAATACAACTATTGATTGCCCTAAATGTAAAGGTGAGAAATACAATTGGGTCTAAAATGACCAATTACTAGATGATTTGCCTTTATATCTTCTAGTTATGCATTTAGTAATACATCTTGACCGTTTAGTCCGTTTTTTTAATCCTTTATACGCTCTACGAGCAGTTTTTCTAACTTGACCCTTTCTAGTAGATTTACCCTCTCTAAGTCGTTTCATTTTACGACCCCATGCCTTTGCTTCCTTACTTCCTTTTTTCATTTTAATTGGCTGCTCTAAAGCCCCCACCTGATGCTCTCTGTGAACCTAAACTGGATATGTTTGCACCACCACCTGGTGCAGTTGAAGCAGTATTACGTGATGACCATGTAACAGTATTAGAACCTGTATTAATTCGATTAGCTCTATCACCCTGTACTTGGGCTACTGGGCTTGCATTTGCTGCACCTGCAACACCAGGTGACCAAACTAAGTCTCTTAAAGTGAAAAGGGGATTAAACAATTTTGAAGCACCTTCACCAATTGACTGTAATGAATCCCCTATTCCCGAACCAATTGAGGCAATACCCAACCCAGTTTCCTGTAATGCTCCACCTGTTGCAGATGCAGAAGCAGGTCGGATTAATGTATTGAGAAGAAAAGCACCTACAAGACCTAAAGC